TGTGGCTGCTTGGATGTTATCTATAACAATGTAAGGTTCAGCCCATGATAAATCTAGGAGGCTATTGTATAGCTCTATTGATTCATTACTTAATTTAGTTTTAGCCTTAGTTTTAACATCAATGCTATAGCCTACTTGAGTTTTGTCTTTAATGCTGTAACCAACTTTAGTTTTAGTCATGGCCTTAGGCCTCCGCTCTTCTTAAATTTACTAGCAGCTCATTAGCTTTTGCTATGGTTATTAGTACGCCATGATCGCTCAACGATGCTACCAATAAATCAGCGTCATTAGTCGTTATGGCGTGTTGAAAATTAAAATCATACTGTACAGCGTCTAACTTTTCTAAAATATCCATAATTTATCCTTTTGCGTATTCCATCATAAATCGTATGTGCTCAAGTCTAGCAGCACCTTTGCGACTTGCTAGGTTACCAAGCCATATGGCAACATCGTTACCCGACTTACCCACCCCGCACCATATGCCCTTAGTTTCATACTTGCCGTCTTTACCTGCGGTTATCCATTGTCCAGCCTGTAGGCCTTTCCTTTGCTCTTGTGATAGTGTCCATATGTCCACAGTCTTTTGATATTTAGCCATGATAATTTATCCTTTTGATTATAATTAGTTTAGCGCCACGTGTGTGGCGAATATGATACAGAAAACGCCTATGAGCGCCCCTGACAAGCTTAAGGCCTGACCTACTAGTCTAGCTTGCCTTTCTTGCTTAAGCACCTCATAGGACGCCTGTAGGCTCTTGTGTGTGTGGTCTCTCATTGTGTTACCTATCCATTAGTTTATAAAGTATATAGCTTAGAACCACAGGCGCCATAAGAATAGCGCCTATTAGTATTAAATCATTGATTAGATACATCTTATGCCACCATAGTGCTAGGGATAACCATAGCTGATTTAAATTTACTTGCGCCACTGCCGTGTACAGTTATGGCAACATTCTTTTTTGTTCCGTCACATAGGCCACAGTCTACGCATTGTAGGCCCTCACTATCTGCTAGGCACTCAATCTCACCATTGTCTAGGCTATCACCCTCTAATGCCACCCTAAACGTATGAGCGCCCATGGCTTGGTATTTACGTGCTTGTTTAGGCGTATCTGCTGATACCATGCATAGATCAATAAAACGCTTGTCAAAGCCCTTATGAGCTATCTGGTGCGTATATCCTGTGTGCCCTAGGCCTAGGCTAGCAATTAAGGCCATAGTGTCATAAGGTGCGGCAGCAGGGTCGCCATAAGCGCCTAAACGTGTCTTTCTATGGGCAAAGTGTAAGCCATGTAAAGCCATATCAAACTGTGGGTATATACCACGCTTAAAGCCCTTATAAACTGCATTGGGCGCTTGGCCTACATTTACATAACATGTTGTGCCTCTATGGGGGCAATGACCGCATACGTTTTCATCTACGCCAGTTTTAATAGCTTCCACAGGGTTAGTATTGGCGTCTAGTATCCAAGTTTGTACCATGTCACCCGTCTTGTTATTAGTGGTAGACATAGTGGCAATGACTACAATTTCAGCACCAGTAAGCATAGAAGGGCCTTGATACATAATGTATCCCCTTGATTTAGGTGCTTTAGTCTTAACCTTGATCTTATTAGTTCCTAGTAACATGGTGTAACCTCACTTGTTATTGTTAATACTTGCGTTATTCGATAGGCCTGAGTTTAACCGAGCCTATCTGACAATACAATCATTATAGATAATCGTGTATATCCTCTATTAACAGCTCGTAATTCAGATAACCTAAAGCCGCCTCTTTAGCGTCCTGTACATGGTGGCACGTGTAATCCTCAAACGTGTCTACCTTGTCACCATTCTTATATACATGGAATAAACAGCCACCAGACCATCTTATTTGATATAAATCATCTAGTTCTAGCTCAAAAGTAGTATATGTTTTCATTACGTGCGCCCCTTTGGATTGTTTTTAAAATATTCCTGAGCCTGACAAAATCTATCAAACTCTCTCTTTTCTTTTACTGTCATAGATGCGTGTTGACTTTGCTTACAAGCTTTTATGAAGTCGGAACGCTCTTTATTTGTCATAATCATTATGTGCGCTCCCTTTGGATTGCGTCCTCATCTTCCATTTTCTTAATATCAGCCTTGATGCTTTTAATTAAAGTGTGACCACAATTAATAGCAGATAATGCGCTAAATTGTTTCATCATGTCAACATACTGTTCCTCGAAGTATCCACTATCATAGGTACCAGACAGACGCTGTTGTAGTTCCCAATACGTAGCAGTATCAACCACTAGTTCGGCCTTGATACGTACTAGGTTGTCTTGTGCTTCAGTAATACAGTAGGTGTTAAAAGTATCCATGGTAGTGATCCTTTGGCCTCCTTATGAGGCCTATTAGTTGGTTGTTTAAAGTATCATTGCTATAAAGGGTGAAGCTAATAAAGCTAACATGCTTAAGCTCAAAGCCATAACGCCTACGGTAGCTAGAATTTCTGTAGCATCCCGTTTGATTGTGGTCTGCTTAATGCAAGGGGCAGTGTGATATATACGAGCTTCTTGTTGTGCGGTTAGTGGTGTAGTTAACATGGTGTAACCTTTCGTTGTTGTTGTTTACTTAAGAACTGCAACCAGTATAACGCACCACAAGCAAAAGTATACCCATGACTAACCAGTCACATAATAAATAAAGTTTGACACAATACCCCAATGTATGCTATTCACCTGCGCACGCCAATAGATAGGCGCTACAATAGCTGGCACGATACTTGCTTTATGCAATACTTGTGCCAATATCCTAGAATCAACGTAAAAACATTGGGCATATGTTGGCCTAGGTTTACCATAGATAGGCTTAAAACGGCTTATATAAAGCCTTAGATACATGTGGATAACTTATACACATATGCACAGAGTTATCCACAGACTCACAGGTTTGCTTGGGTGTCAAGTGTCTCCATAGGCACCCACCTTGGCATACATTTGTCAACCTGTGACTATTTAGGGCACAATAGTCACGCTGTTGCATACCTAAGTTACTTGTGTTAACTAAAGGTCTACTGTCAAACTATTGACACCTAAGGTCTACTGTCAAACTATTGACACTCAAGGCTAGGCACCCTTAGCATACCCAAGGCCTTAAGTCAACATCAGGCCTTAAGGTGACTGATGAGTCTTGATGTGACTCAATCGCTGATGGATTCGGAATGTGACTAAAGACCTTAAGATAGTCACGGAATGACCTTAGAGTCACTAGGTGACTTTAGGGGGGTCGGGGGTCTGGGGACTCTGCGGTATAACTGTAGTAGCCACCTAAGTTTACAAAAGAGTCATTCTGCTTATGACACAAAAGTCAATAAAAGATTACAAAAGAAAACACAGGTAACTCATTGGTATACATGGGAATGACTCTCATTATCATGTGCACACTAAAGGAAACATATGTTTACAAAAGAAACATGAGAAATAGATTGACTTTCTGCTCTAAATATGTTATAATATACTTATGTTATAAAGCTTCTTAAGATTCTTTTATTTATTACTTTGTTTGTAATTAAAGAATAGATTAAAGAGTCTTAAGTATACTTAAGAACCTTTTAGTTATTTCTTTGTTTATAAATTAAAGAATAGCTTTAAGATTCTTAAGTATACTTAAGTACACTCAATCTCAACAAAGAGGTAATTGATTTGTCAACACCAAAAGAACCTGTAGTTGCTAAACGCAAAGGTAGACCACCTAAAGCATCACTAAAGAAACCTAAGGGGATTATTGGTCGGCCTAAAGGTGACGCTACAATTATCAATGAGTACAAAGCTAGGATGCTTGCGTCACCTAAGTCAGCTAAAGTGCTGGACGCTATCTTTGATGCAGCCTTAGACCATGACCATAAGAACCAAGCGTCAGCGTGGAAGCTTGTCATGGATCGTGTAGCTCCCATAGCAGCCTTTGAGAAGGAAATCATTAAGGGTGGTGGCAAGTCAGCCATACAGATCAATATAACTGGTGTAGGACAAACTGACATAAGTTCTCCTCAGTCTCCTGATGATCCAGAAGATGCTCAAGAAGGGGAGTACACTGTAGTATGAGTGACTTACAGATTGAACTACTTGAGTGGCAAAAGAAAGTATGGGCAGATCAGACTAGATTCCGAGTAGTTGCAGCAGGTCGAAGGTGTGGTAAGTCACGCCTAGCTGCTTGGTTGTTGATTGTCAACGGCCTACAGGCTAACCTGCCTAACTCACATGTGTTCTACGTAGCGCCTACACAAGGTCAGGCTAGAGACATTATGTGGAAACTACTGGTCGAGCTAGGTGCTCCTGTCATACGAAGTTCACACATAAACAATATGCAGATAACCCTAATCAATGGTTCCACCATTAGCCTTAAGGGTGCAGACAGACCAGACACTATGCGAGGCGTAAGTCTAAAGTTTCTAGTGCTGGACGAGTACGCAGACATGAAAGCTGAGGTGTTTGAAGAGATACTAAGACCAGCCTTAGCTGACCAAAAGGGAGGCTGCTTATTCATAGGCACACCTAAGGGTCGTAATCATTTCTATGATCTAT